CACCCCCATTCACACTTTCATAGTGCTGTAAGAGCAAGAAATCTCTCAGTTCTAGAAAGTTCTACTAATAATCCAGTTTCACAAGGTAGAACTAGTTATAGAAATGCATCTACAATTGCGATTCAAGATTGGTTGGACGCTACTCAAAATAGTAGTGGAGAACCAGGAAGTGCTCAGGAACCATGTAGAGCAATGAGTAAGTGGAGTCCTGGTACTGGTGGCGGTCCAACTTCTAGACAGCAATTTGGTCTTGGTGAACAAGAAACAGTTTATTGGGGTGGTTGTATTTTTGGTGCTGGACAATATACATACAATTGTATATCAAATGATCAATATGACTTGGATGGAGCTTCGTTAGAGGGTTCTCCTGATGGTAGCAATACTGTCAGATTTAAAAACGCAGAATCACTCTTTGGTGCATGTGTTCGTGTTGGTGGTGGTGCAGCTGCATCATTTACAAATCAAGTTCCAGTCACATATGACCAGGGATACCCTGGAGTTCCACTAGATTTTAATAACAACAGTTTATTTGATGTTGTTCCCTTACAATCAAACGACTCTGTAAATAATTCTATTGCTACAACAGATGTTGAAAATGTTGTTACAGATACAGTTGATTTAGCAATTAATGCTGGAACAGATCCAACATCGCACAATCACCGTATTGATTTGGATAGGGGAAATCATGACTATAAGATCAAGACACGAGCAATTGTTGTACCTCCAGAAAATTTAAGTACAACGATGTCAATCGGAACATCTACTGACGTTTCTGTTGATTCTGCTTGTGCTCCCTTCATCGTAATGGAATATCTAATCAAAATCTAATTATGACCCAGAGTTATAGAAACGCCAGACAAGGATTTTTAACAGATATGTTGGTGGATACAACACCAATCGGATCCATTGTACCCAATCTTAAAACCACTGCTAATAGTTTTGACCATAGTTTTGTCAAAGCGGGCGGTGCTTACCCAGGATTAAATGAGACTTCAGGAAATGCTTATTTAACTGGCGACGACCCAGCGTATACACATGAAGGATATCTGTATTGTGATGGATCTGAGCATAATATTTCAGATTATCCTGCTCTGTATTCTATCATTGGAAATGATTATGGTGGTAGATCTAGTAGTGGAATTGATGTAACAAATGGGGGATCTGGATATACATCAAATCCTAATGTTGCTGTTGATCCACCACCTGTAACTGGTACTCAGATTCAAGCAACTGCGTCTGCTGTTATTGACATACAGTCTGGGGAGGTTGTTGAAATTAATATCATTCAATCTGGTGCTGGATATGATTGGCAAAACCCACCAAGTGTTACAATTTCTGGTGGTGGAGGATCTGGTGCTCAGGCAGTAGTTAGAATTGATCCTAATACTGGTGGTGTTCAGGGTATCAATAAAGCACATGTTTTTGAGTGGTGGGGAGATCCATATCTTGGAACATTTGCTGTACCAGATACAAAAGCAAAGAAAATTGTAGGAAATGGTCCAGTATTTGGAAACAACTCACCAAACGCAGGTAATACATCTCTTGGTGTTGGAACTACTGGCGGACAGTGGTATTTTGATAGAAACTCTCAGGATAGTTATTTCTCTCTGGGTACAATTATAACCTCTGGATATGATCAAGTAGTTGAAACAACTGGTTGTGACATCATTGGAAGTCAAACTGTCACTGTTACTATGAGAGAGACAAAACTATCTGGTGTATTCCAGCATAGTCATAGTGTATATCACTCTATACCTGGCGGTGAAAATTGGATTAAAGAGAGTAGTGGTGATAGATATCTTCAAGATTATAAGTTGGGCAGTGGAAGAGTTGCGAGATGGTATCCAACTTCTGGTACTGTTTTCACCCATAAACATGGATTGCTAAGACAACCAAATAGTGACAACACGGTTGCAACATATGATGTTTTTGATTACAAAGGTGGCGATGGTGGTAATGGAACCCTTCAGGATCCAACAGCTGCACCAGCAGATCAATATTATTTGGCATCTGGTGCTCAAGGTGCTGGATCATATGAATTCCAAACATTCATTCCAGATCCAGACTTTTTAAGATTCCAGTCTAATTCTACTATTGGTGGAAGAAACGTTGTTACTGGTGGAACGCCAATTTATGACTACTCTGATGTGTGGACATTTGGAACTCCTGGTGGTCCATATTATATCAACCTAGGTAATATCACTGGATCTCCATCAATTCTTAACTATGAAGTTGTTGGTGGTGGTGGATCTGGTGCTGCAGGAACTATTAGTGGAAACAATGGAACTAATAGTAGTTTAAAAATCGGTAATGGTAGTGCTCTTAATATCGTTGCTGGCGGTGGAAGAAAGGGCAATGGATCAAGTGGATTGCAGGGTGGACTTGGTGGAGCTGGTGGAGTTAAATCATCAACTGGTTCGGAAGGAACTGGTGGTGTTGATGGTTTAGATGGTAGTGATGGTGGTAATGGTGTATCTGGAAATGGATTCCCAACCTCAAGTTATCCCAACAATCCAAATAATGGCGGTTTGCAAGGATTCCTTGGCGGAGCTGTAGACGGAACTCTTTATGGTGCTGGTAGTGCTGGTGTTAACGTATTTGTTGGTGGACAGAGTGGTACTATTGATACAGAATTGACCAGTGATGGTAATTTTAGTCTTTCTGGTGTAAGCAATCCAACTTCTGCTGTATTCTATGTACATGGAGGAAAGGGTGGTGGTGCTCGCGGTGGGTGGACAGGGCACCCAGGAGCTAGAGTATACGTTGAATTGAGATCGGATCAACTAAGCACGTTTACTCAGCAAACATGGTCTGTTCAAATTGGATATGAAGGTGGAGAGGGACAGGCTAGCAACAATCCCCCAGCTGGCGGTAGTGCATCTCACTCAGGTCGCGGTGGTACTGGTGGTGAAGGACACAATGATGCTGATGGTGGTGGTGGAGGTGCATCAACGCTATTATTGAGAGGATCTCAGATTGTTGTTGGAGCAGGAGGCGGCGGCGGTGCTGGTGCTACTGGATACGATAATGGTGCTGGTACAAACGGTAGCGGTCCCCCAGCTGGATTGCAAGCAACTACAAGTGCTCTAGGTGCTGGTGGTGGCGGTACAGGTGGTCGTTATGGTTGTGTCGGTGGCGGCGGAGGCGGCGGCGGTGGCGGTTGTGCCGTCAATGGTCTAAGTTTCGGTGGTTCTGGTAACGGTGGTGGTTCTGCTGGTCCTGGTGGCGGTCCTGCTGGTGATGGTGGTCACGGTGGTGGCGGTGGAGGACTAACTGGAGTCAGTTCCTATCGTTCTGATTACTTTACCAATGGATCACTGGCTAATTCTGGAAGAACATCAGGAAAAGTCAGAATGGTTGTTGAATATAACAACGACTATTGGACTCCTGGTGGCGGTGGCGGCGGCGGTGGTGCTGCTTGGAGTGGTAATGTCAACTGGAACAATCTTAACAGTCCATCAACAGCAGAAATTTATGTTGGGCAGGGTGGTGCTGGTGTATCTGCATCTGGTAGTTCTAGTGGATCTACTGCTAATGGTGGAAATGGATATGTTAAGGTCGGTCTTGGTAAGATTATCGGTTATCAGGGTGGAAATACAACAGTATCAATCGGTGATATTGTAGAGCGTGGTTCTGCTACTGCTGATGATTGGGATATTGATGTCTTCAGTTCTGGTGCAGGAACTGGAACTGCTGGTAACTTCAAGCTACCAGAAACACAAGTTCCTGATGTTTTAATTGTTGGTGGTGGAGGATCTGGTGCTACCGCAACAGCAGTGTTAACAGGTAATGGTACAGTTGGTGCAATCAACCTAACTTCTGGCGGTAGTGGATACACTGAGCAACCTTACGTTTATGTTGTTAATGGTGCTGGTGGAGAAACTGTTGCAACAGCGACAATTGATGCCGCAGCAGGAACTGTGGATTCTATCATTTTGGGAAGCAATTCTTCCCAAAGATATACAAAGTATCTTAAATTTGGTGGATTAAATAATCAGACATCTAAAACTAGATTTGCCGAGATTGTTCCAGTTGACACAACAAATGTAAACTATATTTCTATCAAAGCATGTAGGGGAAATGGCGTTAATGGTGGTGACATACCAGAAGAAGTTGTTCGCGTATATTATCAACTAGACGGATCAACAACTTGGAACCTTATTGATACCATTATCAATCCAAATTCAACTAGAACTGATCCTATCATTGGTAATGTTCCTCCTGTATCTCAATCATGGGATGGTGCGTCTGGTGATACAAAGTGGTATACTTATTCTGTTCCTTTACCAGCAGTAGCAAGACAAAATAACACCAGAATTAAACTTGAGCAACCACGTGCTAATGTGAGTGGTGCAAATGATAATGATGCTGAAACAGATCATTATGGCATCGCAGAGATTATTTACTGGAAAGAGAAAGTAACACAGTTGGTGTTTGTTCCTAGTGCTGGTGCAATCTCCAAACCAGCAATTGATTCACTGCAATATACTGTTCAGGGTGAGACTGGACCAGGAATTACATATAGTTCTGGATTGGGTGCTACTGATGCGAGACTTACACTCAAATCAACTACAAAGGTAGAACCACAAGCCACATTGGATCCTGATTTTGATATTCCCTTGATTCATCCATACAGACTCTGTAAGTACCTAATCAAAGCGTTCTAAATATACTTGGAGACCAATATTAGATAGCATGTCAACCTTTAATTCAGCTGATATGCCTGTTTTACAGGTGCAACTTGATGTTATTCAGCAAGAAATCAGTTATAACGGGACAATTAAAGTCATTCCAGAAACTTACTGGAATGATGAACTAGTCCCATTCTTGTATCCTCTATGGGATAGTGATAAGGATAAACTTATCATGTTCAATTGGTACACCAATAACACATTCTACGCCAAGCGTAGGAAGTATAAGAAAAATTTTTCCACAGGAGAATATCAGTGGGTTGATTATGAGATGGAGCAGGTTGCTGTATCTGAAGCAGAGCAACTCAAGAATAAACTTGTTGAAGGATTCTATCTAATTGATTCAATTGAAAATGCTGAGTTCCAGCAGGAACTGGCAAGAATGTATCAAAAGCAAAAAGCAGTGTCTCCATTCTCTTTGCGTCTTGCTAGAAACTTTTTGCTATCAGAAACTGACTGGGCAATCGGTGCAGATAGTCCACTAGATGATGCTGGAAAGCAAATGTATATGCTATACAGATCTAAATTGAGAGATCTGACAGATACAACTGAGTTCTCAACCAACCCAGAAGGAACTAAGTTCCCCATCTCTCCCGATTTTTACACAAAAGTATTTTCTGTTGACAACCCAGATGTTGAGTATTTGTCAACTGATGAGCAGTTCTTGCCTATTGGCAGACATTACTTAAAACTATTCAGAGATAAGATCGCAAATTATCTTGTTATGAAGTCATTGACCGAGAATAATTACTTCAGTGTTCTTCTCCTAGAATATGAGAAAGCAACCAATCCACCACCAGCAATGGATGAAGAGGATCTCTCACAAGAAGAAAGAGATCAAAGAAAAGTGTGGTTGGACGAACTTATTGAACACTTACAATCTCAAATTGATGAGCAGAGTGGAGGTGCAGCATGATTATTCAAGGAACTGAGTTACAACTATATGATCTAATCGCATCTTATGCACAGAGATATCAATGCTCTCTGATTTATTTTGATCTCACTGATTATAATAGATTACCACAAGCAACTAAAGATGTTGTTGCTGCATGGTATGAGGAGTTCATTGATGATTATGCTCTTGACATCATTAAACAAGGAATCTTCAACACACTTAAATTTGAAGATGAAATCGTAGCATCTCTTAATGCTGGGTCTTGGTTCCCACGTGAGTCTCAATGTCCAGACTCTGATCATTTCTTCAAAGCATATGTGGTTGACGCATATGGAGATATTATCTGGCAGAACTATTGACAACCCCTTGACGCCTGTGCTAGGGTAGCAAAACGTCAGTAGGACACCATGCTTGAGTTTTGTTATGAACTTCCTTATGAAGACCTTGACTTTACAGATACAGAGACTCGCAAACTTTATC